CCTCGTTGGTTGCCAATGCCACAGCCGCATCATTAAATGATGTTCTAACGGATAATCCCGACCCATTGGCTGTTGTAAGATTATATTGTGTCATACTTTATTACCTCCTAATATGATTGTACTAGATAACTACCACGCCTATCAACGCCTATCCCTGACGTGTTTACTATTTGCACAAAGAATCCTGTTTTTGTCATACTTATGGTTGGCAGTAAGACAGTATCTCCACTTATGCCATCCGTAATTGTTACTTGTGGAAATGGAATTGTGTGGAAATTTGAGTCATAGACAATTGTTGTCCCGGCAGCAGGTATCGAGATGTTTTTAGATTCAATAACATCTGGAACGTCAATTGAGAATGAAAAATCTGTGACAACCGCTGTTATATTTGTATCGGTAGTGCTTAGAATAATTCTAAAATCGAACATTCTCGCAGCATACTGACCAACGTAAAAATCTAACCAATTACTCCAAATACCGTCATCGCCAGCCGTTCGAATCTGAACATCAAATTTGACATACGGGCTGTAATCTCCGTCCCAATTAGCTAAAGAATCAACGTCGTCAACTAAGTCAAAAGATCCGTTAATACTATCACCATATGCCGTATAGTTCACGCTGACGTTACAAAGAGAACTTACGCCAATATCGACTATATGTGATTCGGGTATTGTGTATGTTCCTGTACTTGTTGAACCTCCATAAAAATCTACATTTGCAACAGAATCTACATCGGTAATATCATCAAAACTCCCTTGCCCTGTTAGCCATAAAGCATTATCACTTTCACGGATGCTAAGACCAGTTGTTTTATTGCCTAACCATCCAGTATCCCTTTCGTCGGTTGTTACTATTACGTTTGCTGTATATCTTGCCCCTGTTATGCTTATTTCTGCTGGAATTGTTGAATAAACTGTTTGATATACTGCTGATATGAAATAATTTCCATTGCCTTGTACTTGAAATTTTGTATTGTATGTTTGACCGAGTATTTCGGCTGAACTCCATGCGTCACCTTTGCGAATTTCATAAGCAATTGGCGATCTAAAATCGTTTATGGCTGTCCATGAAATATACATGTTTCCATTTTCATAGTACGTGGTTAATGCTGTTACATTTGGAAGTGGCGTTGTGAGTGAAGTTCCTTTAATTGTATATTGGTAAACTGAAACGTCCGAAAGGTTTTGTTCGCCAGCACCATAAATATTAATTGACGTATATTTAATATAAATAGTTTTTCCAATATCATCTTTTGTGAATGGATATTTAAAAACAGCATCATCCATGCGGACAAATTGAGAATTAATAGGATGACTTGCAATCGTACTACTGTAAACGCCACGTCTTAAATATGATAGCTGGTATGTGTTTAATGCAGTCAATGTTGCAGTTTCATAAGAGATAAATTCGCCATCGACATAACAAAGAGTATTAAAATTGTCAGCATCGTTTTGTGTGCCGCTAACAAGTGCTCCATCCGACATTGATAAATTAACAATTGGAGTATTAGCTGTGTCAGGATCAACGCCTAACTGTAATGGTGTAGCTAATATTCCTTGTCGAGCATTGCCGACTATTGAACCTATTTTCTTGTAAGTAGTCATATCTTCAGAAATCCATACGTTGGCACCGCCCCACTTATCACCGCCCGATCCATACATCCATACTTCGAAGCCTAGACCCGAAGACACTAGTATGTCAGGTGCTTCAAATATAACTGGATAATTAATATTTTCTGGTGATTCTTCAAGGTTAATACTGCCCCTATTCATATCCTGTGTTTCGTAAGTTGGTGCTGAAGAAACGCCACTAGGATTGCTTTCGCAAGTTAGTTCAAGTGAATAATCTTTACTGTTTTCTTTTATTGATGTAACTCTGATTGATGTAATACCTAAACCAGTAAGGGCTAATGTTAGTGTTACGGGGTCCATTGGCTCCAATAATACAAATTCAGGAGTAACTGTAAACGTATAAATATTTCTGCGGTAAAGTTTTCGCTGTAAAACTGTTTGTGCAACCGTTTGAGCAAGCGATGCGGACATTATTTCGTGATGGCTTAATGTGTCTGCTTGCCGCAACCCATTTATATCAATGTCACCCTGATCTGTTGCGTAAACCATGCTTGTGTTGTACTGATTCGACCTGTCCATATATTCGAGAGGAACAACATTCCATGCATCGTCTTGGTCAGTACGCGTTATTACAAGAGTGTCATCCCCTTGATCGACAATATTATCATCCATCAAATCGTAAATTGGCGTTAATCCATCATAATATGGAATAAATTTGGCTTTACCTTGACTAAATACATATTCAGAATTAGTTGTTTCCATTAGGCTAGTTATGATGCTATTTGCTTGTTGACTAGAATCATAAGTTGGCGAAATTAGCAATTGATTAGTTGTACAGTAGTTTGAATAAACGTCCATATTATCAATTAAAACCGCAGGAAAGTTTGCGCCAAATACCGTGCTTGTAAGTAATTGATAGATTATGTCGCGTGGGTTTGCATCGGTCGCTGTGTAGCTAACTGACGCGGTTATAGCATTATAATTTATGCGAATATAAAGTGGATCGTCACGGTCGTTGCCATCGGTGCGGTCGTCAAAATTAAATGTGTAAACATACGTTCCTGTAATATTATTACCAAACGAATCTTTTTTTTGAGCAATATCATAATATCGGCTATTGATTGTTGTCCAGTAATTACCACCGCTACCGCCGTATACATATTCCTGAACATTTATATTACTTGACCAGTTTGAAATTTCAATTACTTTTATATACGCTACTTGTTTGACTTTTACGATTGATGGTGCTGATTGCTGAGATTGGCATAGCCCATATACCTCAATATTAAAGTTTGGCAAACTGGAACTATCGCCTAAATCTATAATGCCAGCCAAATAAGAAGTTCCCGAATATGTCAATGCTTTTTCGGGATGGTTGGTGAGAAGATACCCCCACGGGCTTTGAGCAATAGAACCGTTAAAGAAAGTAAGACCTAATGCTGATGCATCAGTTGTTTTGCTGCCTTCCCATATGTTGCCTGTGCCGGTTATGATTCCTTCCCCTAGCATTAAAAGTGCCATTACGGTGTAAGTATATGTTGTGTTAGATGATTTGACAGAACCGCCCTTTCCACCGCTACTACTGGTTGTGGTTTTTGCTATGGGGGTAAAGTCATCATAATCAATTAATATTGGAGCAATCATAGTCGTTCCAAAAACAATTTTAATAGGAGAATTGTAAGTTGAAGTCGTTACCATAAAAGATGAAATCCTTGCTGAAGTTGACGAAACTGTTGATGTTTTAAATAAGTTTCCCAATGAGTAACCTCCTTTCAGAGTAATAAAAAAGAGCCTATTAGGCTCTTAATGTTTGTTTTGTATTAAACTTTAAGTATCATTTCAGTAGTCAAACTGTCGTTTTTAAATCTTCCAAATAAGGTTGTATATTTTATTCCTGTTATTTTTGACCACTCAAATAATGTTTTAGATTCACCATTGTAAGTTAACCTTTTAGCACCTCTAATAGGCGTCGTTAATGCCTTTTCAGTCGACCAACCCAAACGATCTATTCTTGATTTAATCGTAGACCATTTAATCCCAGTTACCAACTCCCATTCTTTTAAATTTTTAGTTATATTTTTACAAGTTAAAGGATGGTTTGACCTACGATTGTTGCACTGTTCTTTAGCTGTTGCCCATCGACAATTTCCCTTACAATAGTTACCATCATTATCAATTCTATCAATAGACATACCTTTTGGTTTATCTCCCATGTCTTTGTAGAAATTATCAAAAATCAACCAACTAGAACATACTGTTATCCCACGCCCACCATAGTTATTATAATTTTTAGATTTAATATTACCGCATCTTTCTATCATCCCAACCCATACATTATAAATATTTTTTCCACTCATGCCATGAGTTATATTTGATTTTGATGCCATATATCGGCGATAACATCCACATGAATTAGTATGGCCATCGATTAGGTGGCTTTGCTCTACGTCAATTATATTACCACACTTACACATGCATTTCCAATAACGGTGAGTACCCCTATTCGGTAGTTGTTCCATGACTGTAAGCCATGTATAAGATTTGTTTAACAAGTTAAATTTTGCTTTCATAATTGTCAGCCTTTCTGCTAAAGCATCTTTTTCTGCATAAATAAAAGTGAGAAAGATTGCAGAACTCTTTATCATGGCAAGGAGCTACCAAACCACTATCTCACATATTTATTATATCATTTTACCAAAAGCTAAACAATCCAATTTCAAATTTTTTATATCCTCTACGGTTAGACAATACAACGCCTTGTCTGGTATACGAATGTATTAAATACTCGTCATCGATTACAATACTACAATGATGAGCCGTAAGTGCTCCGTCAAATTTGTACATAATGATATCGCCAGGAATTATATCTCTGTTAACTTCATGGCAATATTCTTTTATTTTTTTTAAATACATAGGATTAGCGCAATTGCATGCAATATCTTGAGGATAGTGTTCTAACTCTATATGCTTTATCAACCCCACATTTTCAAATACGCCTAAAATAAAAGTACCGCAATCACATCCTGCGCCCTTAACTCGTGCTTCGGGATGGTATGGTGTTCTTAACCACGTTTTGGCTTCTTTTATTACTGCATCACGTTCTTGTTTTTCTATGTCATTCATAATTAAAATCCTTTCTTAAATTAGCGTACTGACTACTGGCAAAAAAGGAAAAAGCCTAGCGTGTGTAATATTTCCGTACGCTTCACACGCTGCAATTGTTTTAGCACATCCTCTATAGAAGGTAAAAGTATCTCCTGCTGCAACATCAAACGTCCAAGGATCTCCTGGGGTCGATATATTACTAATGTATGTTTTTATAGTTTTACTGACACCAGTATTTTTGCCTGTTAATCCAAGCATCGATCCTTGAGAAAAATATCCATCTGCAAATGATAAGTTTGAAACGATAGCGGTTTTTGAACTGCCAGCTTGAGCAGTTATCGTATATGAGTAATTGCTTTTAGATAAACCACACATACTATCACAGAAGTTGTTCAAGCATGATGGTGCGATTAAGTTTCTAGGTAAATTCATATTTAACAATTTTGTCGGAGCTTCAAGCTTGGCTTGACAAGACGTCATCTTGACACCACTGTCCGTACTAACGTCTAGCTTGCCAAAGAATCGATCTTTTAACACATAGTCGCTTGACATATTGGGCATTTGATAAGCCCATGGTATAGGTGAATATAGGCGGTCTAGTGATAGGTAACAATTGTCAAATAAACCTGATTGCAATGCTGAATACCATGTAACGTTTAAATCTTGAATTTTATCGAATGGGTTATAATTAATCGTCACGGTTGTGCTAGATGTTTCAACACCGCTCTTTTCCTCTATATCTCCATGTTCGATTGACCAATGTCGGTAAATGTTGCCGCCAATTTGTAAATCAGTGTCATGACCGGTATAAATCAAAATTCTGCCGCTGTTAAAAGTTCCTGCATTATAAGCTAGTCCGTAGTTTAACCAAAACGTATATAATTCGGCAATATACCAAGTCGTTTTTTCTTTGCGGACGTATTGCATTAATAAATTTTGAAGAGCCGTTGAGCATGTTTTCATATTGTAACCACCTTAAAGAAGCTTTATGCTTTCAAGCGTTAATTCATCAAGCGACCATCCACCGTAAAATATTTGCTGAAATTCTGACGTATCGTCTTTAAAATGACAACGGTGATACCATTCGCCATTCCAGCATAAAATTGCTCCAGACACAGGGGCGGTTGTAAATGTTATTAATGCTTCAGTTGTCCATGTAAAGTCCGTATTGACGGTCAAGACGGTTGTAACCCCATTAATGGTAGAAGTTATAATAGGTGTCATTAAAACGCCAAAAATAGGTTCTGCAAAGTCTCCATAACTTCTTGTTAGTCTGAAATTGGTCGATACCCCATCACCGGTTCCAAATGCTTGGTTTGATACCGAATTGCTGTTAATGGTTTGACCTGCTGGATCGGGAGGAAACGCAAACAAAAAGTCTTGACCTGCACCGCTTACTTTATTGTAAAACCCCATTAATGTTTGTATGTCACTTAACTGACTATCTGTGTCAGATAAGTAAGAAAAAGATAATTTGATACTATGCCAAGGATAAGTATATAGGCTGATGAAGTTTTGAGTGCCTGATGCTGATCTTGTTTTTATTGTGTTCCAGTTTTCAGTTTCCGTAATAGGATACTGCAAGCCGCGTAAATTGCTTGGGAAAATATAATCGCTCATTAAAAAGCTCCTTTCTTATATTTATGTATAAAATTATGATATAGTATGATAGAATGTAAATCAAAAAGGATGATTTTAATGAAACATGTATTTTATGTTATATTAATGACGGTATTTTCATTTTTGTTTGCATTAATTACTTGCACCGTTATAGATAATTCACTAATTGGTGTAGACTTTTCAACGCGAATAATGATAACAGATTCTTATTTAACGATTCGATTTGTTTCATTTTTTGCAGGACTTATACCTGCGTTTATTGCTAAAAGCAAAGGACGCGGATTTTATAAGTGGTGGATATACGGATATATAATTTGTTTAATTGCTATCATTCACTCCGTAGCTATAAATAAGCATACCAGCCCCGTCAAAAATGACGACGTTAATATGTATTTTGGTATCGAGTAAAAAGTTAAGCCGTCCAATTAAGGGCGGCTATTTTTATGTCAATCCAGTTGTGTTGAATCTTCTAATTTCACGTTTTACGGTATTTGCCAACTCTCCGCTTGATGACATATAAGCTTCTTTCATGCCGCGAGTATCAATTGCATTAACCGATAATGATTGTCTTAATGTCATAGCATTAGGACTGCTAGGCTGCGAATTGCTTTGGCTGCTTGAATTACTGCCTAGGTTGCTAATAGCATCAGACTGTTGAGGGGTTAAAACCATTTCACGCTTATGTGCCAGTATTAACATGTCTGAAGGTAGCTGACCACCGATATCCATTGATGGAACCGTTATTTGCGGAACTGCTGTTGGCGTAGTGTAATAGCTTGATGCGCTTCTTCCTAAACTGACAGAGCTAGTACTTGTTGACGTAGATGAACCGCCACCGCCAAACAATGCGCTTAGTGCGTACATAATAGCCATTTCAGCCAACATTGACGTTAGCATACTTCCAATATCTCCAAGAACATTAGTTTTTGTCTTGGATGAATCTTGCTGCTGTGCTGTCGCGGTTACTTTTGAAGATGCTTGTTTCTGCGTATCGGCTGATAATGTTGATGTTAATATTTGAGATACATCTTGTTTTAATTTAGTTGATGTACTTTGACTATCAGATTGTTTTTCTTGATTGGTTGATTTTGTTTTGTTTAATATATCTGATAAGCTTTGTGTCCATTTTTGAGTAAAATCAGTAGATAATTGCTTTGCAAGAGCACTATATAAGCTTTTAAAAATGTTCTTGGCGTTATCCGAAAACGACCGAGTTTTATTTAATGTCGCATCAAGAGCGTCACCCCATGCATTTTGATAAGCATTGATATAAGCTTCTTGATAGCGGTTTAAATAGTCGTATGTTTCTTGGCTGTATTGCCGCTTATTTTGCTCGTACTTATCCCACGATTCTTCCATCTTGGAAACAGCCTTTAGAGTTGCATCAGTGTCCTTGGAAAGGCTTAACATAGTTTCAATGTTTCCTTTTGATTCTTCGGCTGTTTTGGAATTTTGAAATTTGGTGTAAGCGTCAAGCATGGCTGATTCTGAACCGGTATTTGCTGTTTTAGTTAAGCCTGATTGTAATTCGGGAAGTTTCTTTTGATAGTCTGTTTCATTCACGATATTTCTTGCACTAGATGCCTGTTGTGGTGAAATTAAATGTAACTTTTCTTGATATTCAATTTCCTTGTCAACCATTGTTTTTAATGCGTTAATATGTTTTTGAATAATTTCTTGTTCATCTTTATAGGTAGCTTTGTCCCGAGCCGCTATTTCATTATATCTTTTTTTATCTTCTTCATCTTTTGCGGCTGAACCAGCTGGTAACGAAGCAGATTTTAGCATGCTTTCGTAAATACTTTCCTGGTATTTACCAATCGGTTGCTTGTTTGCTACCGATGCGGTTATACTTGCTTCTATTTTGTGAACGTTATCGATACCAGCTTCAGTAAGTGCTTCGGTTCTGGCATATGAAGCAGACTGCAGTTCTTGATCTTCTTTTTGCTTATCTTGTTGCAATTTAAATCGTTCAGATTCGTAAGCAGGAATATCTTTGCCAACTTGTCCGAGCATGGTTTGAAATAAATACAAGGTATCGTTTGACTTCCAAAAACGTCCTTGTTCAAGCGCAGCAGTTTTTTCAGCTTGCAATTCTTCTTCATATGATTTTTTTAAATCATTATAAAACTTTTCACGTTGTTTTGCAGGGTCTAGGGCTTCGTACTTGCCGCCATTGCCGTTTGCATACTTATCAAATACGGTGCGAGCATTTTCTTGCCTGTCGGGATTCTCAGCCCACGCAGGACGTTCGTAATTCTTGGATACTGAATAAGCCGCTGCTTCTGGTGTTGTTGGGTTTGATGCAAGTATACTGCCAAGAGCACCGGACTCGCTATGTTTTAATTCGTAATTTACAAATGCAAGCTGTGTGTCCCTTGATGATGGATCTGAATAATTTGATGATGCAAAGTCTTGTAATCCTTGACGTCTTTCACCTAGCCATTGACCAATCCCATAAGAGCCGTCGTTTGATTCTGCTTTTGGGTTTAGCCCCGACTCAGTCATTAAATTTCCGACTATGCCAGCGGCTACCTCTTTAGAAAATCCTTGACTTATAAAGTAATCATAAGAAATTCGTTCTGGGGAGTTATCGACTTCTTTTTTACCTTTTTTCTTTTTACCACCGCTGGTATCAACTTCATCGGCGCCCGTGCTAGTCGTTTGTGGAACTACGTAACCAGCGGCTGCGGATATTTGTTGTTGCCCTAGCTTTATTTGCAATTCGTTTTGTTTTTGCTCAAGAGCTGATATTTCTTCGGTTACGGAAGACGGCTTGTAATTAGATGCATATTGTTTTTCATTCTGCCAATACGCTAAATCTTTTTGCGCGTTAGCTTGTCCAACTGAACCGTTAGGCAATGTATTTGCTAAAGCCGTATTCCATGCTATTTTAGCATCAGCAATACCAGCATACATATTCATAGCCGCTTGCTGTGCTCTGGCTAATAGCCCCCACGATTTTGTTTCTGATTTAAGAGCATCAATTCTATCAACTGTACTTTGCAATGCTTGCTGAGTATATTCTATTTGTTGCTTTTTAAGAGTAGCTAACTCATCCTTGATCGATGCCGTCATGTCGGTGTGAGACGCTTGTTCATCTTTAATAGCTTGTTTGACATCGCTTGATGACTTTATACGTTGTAAGCCATCTTCTCCAACAACTTTTGCAAGTTCATTTTCGGTAGCTTGTAGATCCTTTTTGGTTTTGTTTACCTTTTCTTCGTTTCCTTGAACATCTTTAAGTTGCTGAGTTAATTTGATATAAGCTTCACCAAGAGTGCCGATAAATTCAGTCTGTTTTTGAGACATTTCAACTTCTTGTTCTTTTATCGCAACCGCATCTTGGTTTTTTTGAGATAACTTATCTAAGGCATTGGCTTCTTCTCCAAGTGACGTTGTGTAATTTGCACTATATAAAGCTCCACCGATTAATCCAGCTATTAATAAATTAAGTCCACCAGTAGCGACCGTTATTGCTGTAGCCCATGCTCCCGTCGCAACTGTTGCTTCGGCTGTTACAGCTGTGTCAACTTCTTTAGCCGCAACTTCCGTTCCAATAGCAACCGCATTAGCTCGTGAAGATGCCGCACTTGTTACTTTTGATGTTGAATTTGACCCGGTAGCCGCTGTGTTTATAAAAGTAGCTGCCGTGTCTTCTGCTTTAGCCGCTTGTATTGAAATAAAAGCATTTCGCATGCCTGTCATTCCTGCTGCTAAAAATGCAAGTGACTTATACCCAACGTAAGCTTCAGCACCAAGTTTTGTAAGTGAACCTACTGCCTGATACGTGCTTGCGGGTATTTGTTGCAATCCTTTGATAAAATCATTAACAGAATCCAACATGCTTTTTATTTGAGCTGATAACCCAGAGTTTCCCATGCCGTTTAAAACGCCTGTAAGCGATGCTTTTACTTGTTCAGCCTTGCGACTAATAGTATCCATTTGCGCGCCAACTTGACCCTCTGAAAATCCTGTTGACGATATAGAAAGGTTGTATGCCTTAATAAAATCGGCATAATCACCAAATAGCGCAGCGGCTTTTGACCATTGAAATTTACCACCCGAGATATCTTGTAAATCTTTTGCCATGTTGGTACTTGTTTCATGGGTTTTGAGCATCAAATCAGTAATAACGCTGCTTACATCACGAAAATGCTGTGTTCCATTTTTATCAAAACTAGAAACTTCAATTCCTAGATTTTTTAAATCAGCAACAGCTTTATCAGAATGTATACTTGAAAAGATTGACTTTAAGGCATTACCAACGTTTGCACCTTCAAGACCGGTTGTTTTGATCATTGTCGAAGCTAATGCGTTTGTAGTATCAAGAGAAACGCCAACTGCATGAGCTGCTGCGCCCGACCGCATTAATGCTTCCGCTAAGTCCGTGGCACTTGATTGAGCATTATGCGCAATGTTAGTCCATGAATCTACGACATGGCTTGCATAGCTAACAGCATCGGCTTGTCTGCCAAATGAATTTATTGTTGATTCAACTGCTCTATTGGCAAGTGTAACATCCATCATATCTGCCGTTGCTAATTTAGCGGATAGTCCAGTAAGCTGCATTATTTCGCCAACGTCTTTATATCCTCTGCCCCATAACTTGCCTGCTTCAATAATTTTATCAACTTGCATTCCATATTGTTCAGCAATAGTAATAAATTGCTGTGAAACCGTGTTGAGGGCTTGCTGGTTGCCATGAAGTTGAGGCAATACCTGTATCATTCCAGCCATTTGTTTTTCGACGTCAGCGATTGTGTGGATTGCTTCAAATGGTGCCGCAAATACCGCGCCTGTAATTCCTGCCGATGCCATCCATAACATATGGCTACGAACTTTTGAAAGTACTGATTCGTAGGTTGATGCTGATCTTGCCGCATCCTTTAATGAATTGTCAACGGCTTTTATCCCATTTGAATTCATGCCGTTTGTTTCTTGTGTTAATTTCTGTAATGATTGATGAGCACTGTCTGATGATTGTTTAAATGAGTCCATCGCTGAAGCAGTATCGTTTATTTTATTGCCACTGATACTAGCTTTTTCGATGTTATCCGTCATTTTAGCAAAGATAGAAGAAACACCATCGGCTGAACTCTGTATACTCTTTAATACATCGCTTATTCCTTTAGTTAAATTGCTATAATCCGCAGCAAC